TGATGAGGTATCTAAGTACTCAGGCGATGTGCAAAAAAGAATTAAACAGCTTAAATATGAGTATCATGAGGAAAGACGGCAGATAGAAGAAGCTGCCAGAACTAAAGAAGAAGCAATTAGTGCGGCTTCTAAGCTCATGGAAGAAAATAAAAAGTTAAGAAAAACCCTTGATGATGGCGAGGGTGTTTTAGTTGAGCAGGCTAAAAGCAGAGTTCAAGCTCAGTTAGATCAGGCTAAGCATAAATATAAAGAAGCATATGAGGCAGGCGACCCTGACAAGTTAGTTGAAGCACAAGAAGAATTAAGTGCAGTACAAAACGAAAAGTTCAGAGTAGAAAACTATAAGCCTCCTGTAAGAGCAGAAGAGCCTGATGTGTCTCCTCCACTCAATCAGGCTCCTGCACAACCGCAAGTGCAAGCGCCTACTGGAAGAGACAAAGAATGGCTTGATTCTAATAGTGACTGGTTTCAAAAAGAGGGTCATGAGGATATGACAGGTTTCGCAATGGGCGTACACCAGAAACTAGTTAAAGCAGGAATTAATCCTAAACTAGATACAGAAGAATATTTTAAAAGAATTGATGATGCTATGGGAAAAGCTTTCCCAGATCATTTCCAAGACAAGCAGAATGTTGAGACAGAAGAGGTAGAAGCACCTCAACGACCTGCTGGTAACGTGGTTGCCCCTGTTAATCGAAGTGCAAAAAAACCACGCAAAGTGCAGCTAACCTCCACCCAGATAGGACTCGCTAAACGTCTGGGAGTTACACCTGAACAATATGCAGCGCAACTATTGAAGGAGTCAATATAATGGCTAATCGTGACCCACGCACACTTGATACAAGAGACACATCAGAACGTAAGGTAACTTGGAAACGAGCTAATGCTTTACCAGACCCCGATCCACAAGAGGGAGTAGAATTCCGTTGGATTCGCACATCAACACTTGGTCAATCTGATATGACAAATGTTTCAGCTAAATATCGTGAAGGTTGGGAGCCAGTTAAACTGGAAGATCATCCAGAGCTTAAAATTATGCCCGATGTAGACTCCAAATTTAAGGGTAATGTAGAGGTTGGGGGACTGTTACTTTGCAGGAACTCAAAGGAAAACATGGATGCTCGAAGGGAATATCATCAACAAAAAACTGCTAGTCAAATGGCAGCCGTTGATAATAATTACATGAGAGAGTCCGATCCACGTATGCCAGTACTCAGACCAGAGAAAAGCACACGCAAATAAGATTTTTAAATTTAACTTTTTTAAATGAAGGAGACAGTATATGTCCGCAACAGCAGCTCCTTTCGGTTTAAGACCAGTTGGAAATCTTGGTGGAACTTACAATAGTTCTTTTCGTCAATATCCAATACTGAGTTCTGAATCAACAAGGATATGTTTCGGTGATGTTGTTAAGTTAACAGACGCCGGAAGCACTACCACTATCCAAAAAGATACTGGTACTACATCAGCTACACCCATTGGTATTTTCATGGGTTGTCGTTATACAGATATTAGCACAGGTCAAACACAATTCAGCCAAATTTGGTCAGGCACAGCCCACACCAATGGCATGGTTTATGTTGCTGACGATCCAAACATTTTGTTTGAGATTCAAGCAGATGGCACTGTTAATGATGATGACATTGCAGCTAACGCAGCTTTAGTGCAAGGAACATCAAATGCAACTTTAGGTATTTCTAGAGTATCATTAGATATAAGCACTGCAGCAACTACAGCGGCTTTACCAATTAGAATTGTTGATTTCAGAGGTGGATTTGACGGTGATGAGAAAGGTACAGCTTTTCCTATAATGGTTTGTAAGTTTAATACAGGTCATCAACTTGGTATCGGTGTCGTTTCTGGCAACGCTCCATCAGCAGCTTAATAGGGAGATTGAACTATGGCTATTTCAAGAGCGCAACTCCTTAAAGAGTTGTTACCGGGTCTAAACGCCCTTTTCGGTCTAGAGTACCAAAAGTACGAAGACGAACATGCAGAAATCTATGACGTTGAAAATTCAGAGCGTAGCTTTGAAGAAGAAGTCAAATTGTCAGGATTTGGTGCAGCACCAATCAAGCAAGAGGGCGCAGCTATATCTTACGATACAGCTCAAGAGTCTTTCACTGCTAGATATAACCATGAAACTGTTGCAATGGGTTTCTCTATCACTGAAGAAGCGATGGAAGATAACTTGTATGACTCACTATCAGCGAGATATACAAAAGCATTAGCAAGAGCTATGGCTTATACTAAGCAAACAAAGGCAGCTTCATTGCTTAACACAGGTTTTGATACATTTACTAGTGGAGACGGGGAGTTCTTGTTTGATACAGATCACCCAACTGTTTCTGGTGGTAATAATAAAAACAGACCTACATCTGGCGCTGACTTGAATGAAACTTCATTAGAGCAAGCAGTTATTGATATCGCAGCTTTCGTAGACGAAAGAGGCTTATTAATTGCAGCTAGACCTAGAAAGTTAATCATTCCACCGGCATTAATGTTTGTTGCTACAAGAATTCTACAATCAGAATTAAGAGTAGCGACTGCAGACAATGACACAAATGCATTAAGATCAAATGGGTCAATACCAGAAGGCTACACTGTTAATCACTATTTAACAGATACAGATGCTTTCTTCTTGACTACAGATGTTCCTAATGGAATGAAGATGTTCGTAAGAACACCTATGTCAACTGCAATGGATGGAGATTTCAACACAGGTAATGTAAGATACAAAGCCCGTGAGAGATATTCATTCGGTGTATCAGATCCATTAGGTATGTATGGATCACCGGGTGCATAAATAAAATAATATAGAGGGGCGTAAATCGCCCCTTTACTTTTTCCCTTAACAGTTACATGGTGTAACTGACACTTGCCAAGATAAGGAGATTTACATGGCTAATACAACTTTTAACGGAGCAGTCCGTTCCGAAGGTGGATTTACATCCATATCTAAAAATGGCACAAGCGGTGCTATTACAACCCTCTCAAGCATTAACTCAAGCGGTGTGTCATCATTTGATGCAAACACACTTTCTGTAGAAGCAGGAACAGGTATTACAACTGGTACTGGAACTATATATAGAACTGCAGTTCAAAGAGTTGGTGGCATTATCACAACAAGAATTTTAATTGACCTAACAGGTTTAAGATCAACAGGCTCTGGTGACATCATTGGTGTTAACGGAACGGCATTGGTTTGTCATATTGGTCAGATAACTGCTGCTCAAAATGGTACAATCTTAACAGGTAGTATGGAATGTTTTGAAGCACCAGCTGGTGGTGATCCAGACATTAACATACACTCTGCAACAGAAGGTACTGGTGTAGAAGATGGTGCTATTGGTGACTTAACTGAAACATTATTGGTTAACGCAGGTGATGCAACAACAGGAAGTAAAGTTTACTTTACTGGCGTTCCAGCCGCAGATCAATTCTTATACTTAACAACTGGTGCTGCAACAGATGCAGATTATAGTGCTGGTAAGTTATTTATAGAATTAATGGGCTACGCAGCTTAATTATGGGGGCTAGTCCCCCATCTTTTTAAGGAGAGAAATATGGCAGGTAGATCAGACGTACTGGCTCTGACCATCAGTGATGAAAACGCATCAGATGATGACAGGTTAGTTACTGCAGCTAGACCTAATACAGCGGCTACAATGGCAAATACTACATTTGCTGGAGGTGCAGCAAGAAACGTTATTGTAACTACAACTGGTACTGGTGATAATGGTAAGACAAATACTGTTGTTGGCACAGATGTCTTTGGTAATGCTTTAACAGAAATCATTACATCAACTGGATCTGCAGAAGCTGTAGCAGGTGCAAGTTTGTTTTTAACAGTTACATCAGTTACAAGTTCTGCACAGTTTGCAGCTAATATTAAAGTTGGCTCTGGAACATTGTGCGCTCAAGCTATAGAAAGCTCTAATAGAGTGAGGCTCAAGGGAATGTCTATAGTATCAGGTGGCACAGCAGGTGATGTAGAGTTTATTAATGGCGCACCAGAAAGTGGCACTACTTTATTTAAATCAAGAACTCTAGGAACAGCAAATACAACTAAAGATTTTTCAATACCATCTGAGGGCGTTCTGTTTGCTAGTGGGGCTTGTGTTAAATACACAGTAGATGTGGCTGATAACATAACTATATTCTACGCTTAAAAATAGTTATGGCTACAAAAGGCACAATGAAAGGTCACACCATAGGCGGAGGTCATAAACGCCCTACTAAGTCAGGGGCAGGCATGACCAAGAAAGGTGTGGCTAAATATCGCAAAGATAATCCCGGATCAAAACTAAAAACAGCTGTTACTGGTAAAGTAAAAAAAGGTAGCACTGCAGCCAAGAGACGTAAGTCTTATTGTGCAAGATCAGCAGGGCAAATGAAACAATTCCCCAAAGCAGCAAAAAATCCTAATAGTCGTTTAAGACAAGCTAGAAGAAGGTGGAAATGTTAATGGAGAAGAATGTTCAGTCTTTGCAAATAGAGTTTGCAGAATGGAAGTCCAAACAAGACTATCTTGTA